ACTTATGAGGAAGCTTTTCAACGGCTCTTGTATGCAATAGGAACTATGGATTATCGGAATAGTGTAGATGCGGAAATCGATTTTGCTAATTTAGAAGGCGTTTATATGGGCTCATCTAATGGACAACATTTAGGTGAACATCTCAGCATAGAACAAGACGGGTATACTTTTGAAAAAAGGCCTGACTCCAAGAAATATCAAAATTGGGTACCTACCATGGAGATGTTTAAAAGATTCGTTATTTCGGGCGAAAGGCCTTTTTGTACCTGGTCGCATCGAGTAAAAAAAGAAACTCTTCATTCTCAAACTAAGCTTTTTGATCCTGAGAAGTATGCGAAGTGGGTTTCTAAAGTTCGTGTTTTCTTGATGCCTGGTCAGATATTTACTCTTATGGAGCGTTTAGTGGGTACCATGGTAAAAAAGATTGATCCTGGAAGAGTCATTCGTGTGGGACATTCACATAGTCATGGCGGAGCTGATTTTATGGCTAAAGCCCTTAACCTTTATGACGATCCGGATGATGCGATACTTTACGAGGGAGATTTCGATGGGTTGGATTTGACTATTCGTCAGAAATTGGTTCAGTTCTTTTATGCGTATATTTTGTATTATTTCAATCCGTCATCAGAGGATTATGAGATTATTAAAGCCATAGTCCAATTTCTTATTGAAGAGATATCTCAGCGTATTACACATATTATGGGTTCGGTCTGGGTTATTTTAGAAGGTTTAGTACCATCTGGTGTTTTAGAAACCAGTCAAATGGATTCATGGTGTGTAGCACTGTTGTTCTATTGGTATGTATCTTTTCAGATGCGAAGGGTACCTCACTTTTTAGCTAAGAAATGTGAAAGGTGGTTAGCAAGATGTCTTATCCATATACTTGTTCAAGGTGATGATCATATACTACGTTTCCCACTTTGTGAGGAACTAGCACTTTGGATGAGTATAGAAGGATGGAACCTTTGGTTGAATAAGTATTGGGGTATGACTATCCGTGATATGAAAAGAGTGAAATTACTTTCCGTCGCTGACCAACATGGCGGTTTGATTGATGAACAGGTCTGTTTTCTCAAATATTATACAGTAAGGAACCCACTCGCCCAAGAAAGAGGACAGCCACGTTTTCTTGCTTATCGTCCTACTAATGATTTGGTTCTACGACTTATTTGGTCCAGAGAAGCAGAAACACGTGATCTTTTTGACATGCTATTATCTTGTATTGGCCATGCGTATGGTACATATTACTCTAATCTTCATGCGTATAATTACTTGGCCGTTGTTTATTCTCATGTCTTATTGGCTCTTGATTTGACTGAAGAAGTGGCAGTCAAAAGGATGATAGAGATTAAAAGCGAATCTATACAAAAATCTATTCGAAAAAGAGGTTTAAGTCCAGAGATGATTACTTATGGTTTTCCTACTCCCGCAAAACTTATTGAACTTAATGTTGTTGATCGGCAATTTGAGTTTTTAGGAGCGGCGTATTAATAATTAAGCAAGCCCCC